CGCGCCAACGGTGGCGGCGGTCATGCGGATGTTCCAATGGGATCAGAGCCGCAAGGAGGCCAGCCTGACGCTCACCGGCAACAGCGCGCCGTTTCCGTGGGCGTATGAGTATTATTTCCCAAGCGATGGCGTGCAGATTTGGCAAGTGGCGCCTGCGACTTTGACCGACCCGTTCGACCCGCTGCCGGTGAATTGGAGCGTGGGCAACGATGTGGTCTCCGGCACCCAAGTCAAATGCGTGTTCGCCAACATCACGGGCGCCAAGGTCATCTATAACAACAACCCGGCTGAGAGCACATGGGACCCGTCTTTTACCGAGGCCGTGGTGCGGATGCTGGCCTCCAAGCTGGCGATGGCGATTGGCGGGCGCACGGATACGGCGGAGAGTCTGACCGAGAGCGGCGCGCAGTTTGAACAGTTGGCCGAGACCAAGGGTGACGTGTGATGGCGAGTTCGTCGGTGTCCAGCCCGGAGGATGTCATCAATCTGGCGCTGGTGCGGATCGGGTATAAAACCCGCATTGGCTCCATCTGGGAAGGTTCGCTCGCCGCCAAGAAGGCGCTCGATGTGTACGCGCAGACCCGCGATGCCATGCTGCGCGCCTTCGATTGGGGGTTTGCGGAGCGCAACGTCGCACTCACGCTGATTAAGCAGGCGCCGGTTGGCGGCTATGTGCCGCCCAACACATGGTCATCGGCCTATCCGCCGCCGCCGTGGCTCGCGGAATGCGTCTATCCGACCGACTGCCTGAAAGTGCGCTCCGTCAAAAACGTGCCCATGTTTGTGCCAAACTTTTCGCCGCAGCCTTATTTGTTTTCAGTTGATAACGATCCGTCTTTGAGTGAGCCGAGCAAGGTTGTTTTGTGCAACGTCTATCCCGGCATCCTGGTTTACACGGGGCAGGTGACGGACCCCGTGGATTGGGAGCCGGACTATACGGAGGCGCTGGCCGCGGCGCTGGCGCGGCGTTTGGCCATTGTGCTGGGGCTGCCGGAGTCGGTGAAGCTTGAAGGCGCCGATGAACAGGTGGAAACCATGATGGCAGAGGACATTCGGGGGTAGCATGGCCAATCTTCCTACCGATGTGGCGGCGCAGGCGTTGGATGCCATCGGCAGCGAGTATGTCATCGGCGATCTCGAAGAGGGCAGCCGCGAGGCGCAGGTTTTGTTGCGCGCGTATCTGCAATGTTTGCAACAGCTATTGCGCGGCGCCAATTGGGATTTCGCGCGCAAAACGGCGCCGTTGCAGCTTCTCGCCGATGCGACCGGGCAGACGCCCGATGTGGGCGTGCTGGTGCCGTCAAACTATGTCTATGAGTACGCCTATCCGCCCGACTGCATGAGGGTGCGGTTTGTGCCGTGGAATCATCAATGGCCGGGCTCCGGCACGCCGCAGGGCAATTATGCGATCCCGTCGAATGTGCCGATTGAGAGCGGCTTGGGGGCGCCGTGGTTTGGGCAGCGCATCATCCCGGCGCGGTTCGTGATTGCCACGGATGGCAACTATCCGCCGCCCTCCGGCACGATCACCTGGGAGACGCAAGGCATCGCGCCCACCTCGCGCACGGTCATTCTGACCAATGTGAAAAACGCGCAATGCACCTACACCTCGCTTGTGCTCTATCCTTCGCTGTGGGACCCGCTGTTCCGCGAGGCGCTTGTTGCCTATCTGGCGAGCCAGGTGGCGCTGCCGCTTACGAAGGATAAGGGGCTGGGCCGGGTGCTGCGCGATGAGCAAATCCAGATCGCCAAGCAAAAATTGGAATTTGCCCGGCAGATGGATGGCAACGAGGCGATAACCGACTCGACTCTCGTGGTGGATTGGATGCAATATCGCAACAATGGTGGTGGGTGGGGCGGGTACGGAGGAGCCTTTGACGGAGGAAACTGGGGCGGTGGACCGGGCGGGTACGGCGGTGGTTATGACTCTGTTTCGTTTTGCAACGGGAGCGCATTTTGAGCTTTTTTCGTGGCTATGGTGGATGCGGCCTTCAGGCGTATAGCCGCTTTTTCTTCCGGCGTTTTGTTGGCCCACATTGCTTTGGAAGCGGCGGCGCGAATGGCTTGAGCCTCCGGCGAAGCGAAAGCCGCGCGTTGCGCTGCGACTCTTCGGTCTCGGACTTCTGGGCAGAGGTTAGTGGCGCGGCTCTTAGCGATGGACTGTGGGCTATTAAGCTGCTTGGCGAGGTTTTGTTTTTGGTGTGTGGTGAGCGGATTTTTGTCGCGGAATTTTTTGCGGGATGTCAAAATCCGTTGTCGAATTTCCGGGGTTTCCCAGCTTTTTTTGAGAATGGCGCTCCGCAGCGCGCGTCCTTCGGGGGTGCTTTGCCTTTCGCTGATTGCTTGAACAATGGCCGCGCGCTTTTCGGGGTTCATCCACATTTGTTTTGCGGATCGGCTTTTAGATTGAAGAAGCTCGGTTGTGTTCCAGATGGCAATCATTTTTTCGCGCAATGCAGGATTTCGCCATTTTTGTTTTTGGGCCGCTTTGATTTTGGCGCGGTATTCCGGCGTCATTCGTTCGCGGATCATTTGGCCGTGGCTGGCGCGCCTGTCGGGCGTCCATGCAGCCTTTATCCCATCAATTCGTCTTTGCCGAATAACGGGGTTGGCCCAAGCCGATTGATTGGCGACAATTTGTTTGGTTTTACTTTTGGCAGACGGATTAAGGCAGCCATCGCCCCCGTCAGTCAGGTTTGCGAGAGGGCCGTGTGGCCAGCGGCCAAACTTGGCAATAAGGTCACGCTCAATGCGGCCGGCGTCCTGAGTGGTCAGGTTTTCAAACAGCTTTTTTTTCGGAATTTCAACAAACTCAGCGGCAAGCATTTTTTGAATGATGCGGTCTTTGTGAGTGTTGAAGCGATGCGCGTCCCGTTCATGGATATACATTCGCTTTCCGATACCCTTGCCAATGTAGAACGGAGTGAGTCCGTCTTGCCTATAAAGAGCATAAACATAAAAGCCGTTTTGAGGTGTTTTTTGGGGCATTGTGGCAGCGTAGCTGGACGGGCTGTTATTCACAATAACAATGCGCCGTGCTGAACGGGTATTAAATGGCCGTCCCCTACATAAAAAACAGCTTCCTCGGTGGCGAGTTATCGCCCCAGCTTTGGGGCCGCACGGAGATCGAGAAATATACGTCCAGCGCGTCCACGATGCGCAATTGCTATGTCAATTACCGGGGTGGCGCGAACAGCCGGGCGGGCACGCTGTTTGTCGGCTACTCGAAGCAGACGGGCGCGGGCTATCCGCCGCGCCTGGTGCCGTTCCAATTCAACCTGCAACAAGGGTTGATGTTAGAGTTTGGCAACGAATATATGCGCGTCATTTCGGACGGCGCCTATGTGACGGATGTGTCGGTTGGCATCACGGGGATCACGCAGGCGAGCCCGGCGGTGGTGAGTGCGACGGCGACGGGTGCGACCGCCGTGACGCCCGTGGATAGCGCGGTGTCGCAATCTTACGCGCCGGCCGAGATCATCACCATGGCGGGCGGCACCTATTCGATGCCGGCGAAGGTGCAGGTTGCCAACACCAAACTGCTTGCGGTGACGGTTGACGCGAACGGCACGGGTTATGCGCCGGGCAATACGATCAACCTCTCCGGCGGCACGCAAAGCAGTGCGGCGGTGGCAACCGTGGCGACAACGGAGGTGGTGGCGCTGCCCACCATCGTTGCCGGCGGCACGGGTGGCACGCCGGGCACGGCCACGGTGACGGGCACCACGGGCACGGGGACGAAGTTTCAGGCCAGCGTGACGATCACGGGCAGCCAGGCGGCCAGCCCCAACAATGGCGCGGTGACGGCGAGCTACGCGCCGGGGGATACGGTGACGCTGGCCGGGGGCACCTTCACCAGCCCGGCCGTGCTGACAATGAACAGCACGGAGGTTTTGAGCCTGACCGGGCTGACGGCGGGCACGGGCTATGCGCCGGGCGATACGATCACGCTGGGCGGGGGCACGACAACCGCCGCCCCGGTGGCCACGATCACCAGCACGAGGGTTGTGGGCACGCCCACCATTGCCGCCGGCGGCACGGGCGGGACGCCGGGGTCGGTGACGTTGACCGGCACCACGGGGACGGGCACGAAATTCCAGGCGACGGGCACGATCTCGGTGGGCGGGGTGCTGACCGCGATAACGGCGTTGACGGTGGCGGGCGCCTACACGGTCAACCCAAGCAGCCTGAGCGCCGAGCCGGTGACGGGCGGCGGCCTGACGGGTGCCACCCTGACGATCACGATGGGCGTCAATGCGGTGACGTTCTCGGCTGGCGGCGCGTTTACCGCCAACCCCACTGCCAACACCTTTACCCAGAACGCCACAAGCGGCACGGGCACGGGTGCGACGTTCCTGGCGCTGTTCGGGCCGGATGTTGTGACCTTCACCTCCAGCGGCTCCTACACGGTGTTTCCGAGCAACCCGGTGGCGCAGGGGGCCACCTCGGGGTCGGGCGCCGGGGTGACGTTCACGGTCACGAATTTGGCCACCATCACGGCCGTCAATAGCCTGACGGTGGCGGGCGCCTACA